TTGACGAGCTTCTTGATCGACATTTCGGCTTGCATAATTTTAGCATTCAACAACTTGATGATTGCTTCTGTTCCACGGTTTTTGGCTTCTTCGATACCGCTAATTGCAATGGATGCAGCAATCTGCTTCCAGTTGTAAATAGCAGAGGTGATGCCTTCTTGCGGTGTTAGCAAGATGTTATCGTAGTCAGCGTACGATGCAGCAGTGGTGTTTTCCTCATAGAGTACTGGCTCAACTATCTGGGTTCCGCCTTCTTCCATAACAACTCTTCCACCTGAATTCATGTGGTTCAAGAGCACGAGGTCCTTGAATATGTTGTCAACCAGCGTTGGCTGATAGTTTTGTAATGTCGTAGAAAACAGTGCATTGTAATCTACGGACTGCACGTTTGGTGAAGTCATTTTATTTTCTCCTTATAATGTTAGTGTTTTGGTTAAAGCCCCAAGCCTTTTTTGGCTTGTTCAAAGGCTTCAAATACTGTTTTAGGTTGAGTAGTAGTAGCTGGACTTCCACCCTTAGAAGATGAGCCTGTGGAAACAATTGTTGCCGAACGCTTAGCTTGAACTCTAGCTTGTTCATCGGCCAGTTTTTTGCTGGACTCAGAAGCTTTAGAATAAACTTTATCAAAAGTAACCTGTTTAAAGACTGCTTCTAAATCAGTTGACCCTGTTGCTAAAGCTGTTGCTACAACTTCATCTGGATTAAAATCTTCACCATACTTGCTTTGTAATTTATCAATAGTTCTTTGCAATTCATCTAAAGCTTTTTGTGATTCAAAAGCTGCAATTCTTTGCTCTAAACTACGGAATTGCTTCTCAGCTGGATCCATCCATTCTTCCTCTTCAGGTTGAACATCTAGACCATATTGCTGTTGAAGCAACTGCAAGGTAGCAGCTGGGTCGTTTTGCAGGGCTTCCTGCAACGCACTAGCATACTGTACTTGCTTTTTTTGTTCACTAAGTTCCTGTGTCTTACGGGTATAATCCGCTTGACGTTGGTACCCAGCTAGAGCCTCCTGCAAAGGGACTGTGACTTCTTCTCCATTAACTTGGATTTTGACGACTTTGTCGGCAACATCTGTATAGTCAAAAAAGTCTGGCTCTTCTATTACGCCTGCTTCGCCTAATTCCTCGACTTGTCCATCTTCGATAATGGGGTCGATTACTTCAGTACTAGCACTAGCATCATTGTTTATATCACTCATTTGGAATCCTATCCTTCTAATTGGTTGTTCCTATATATATGTAAAGTTTTTTACATAAACCTTATTACTTGTATTACTGACCGGCTTGTCTTTGCTGTTCAGCTAATATTATTGCTTGAATTAAATCTGGTGGCATGCCTTCTAATCCAGCTGGTACCTCTGGCCCAGAAGGAAGTTCTCCTTGAGCTTGGGCTAAAATAGCTGCTAATTCAGGAGGTAATCCTTGAGTGCCACCTTCAGCTGGTAAACCCCCTGGTGCTCCACCCTGCAGTGCAGCTAATAATTCTGGAGGTAGACCTTCCATACCGGCCTGTGGAGGACCACCTTGACCGCCTAGTAAAGCAGCTAGCAACTCAGGTGGCAGACCAGCTAACTCAGGTGGTAATTGTTCCTGTGGTGGGGCAGCTTGACCACCTTGTAAAGCAGCCATTAATTCAGGAGGTAGACCCTGTCCACCTTGCTCTGATTGCATTGCTGCCATTTGGTCTGGAGCCATACCTGGTGGCAAACCCTGCCCTTCTAAAGCTGCTTGGTCTGGAGTCATACCTTCTGGTCCTTGTGGTGCTGGTGCTTCTTGTAAAAATGCTCCTGCATTCTTTACACCAAATCCAGTACTTAAAACATACTCAGCCAACTTATTCAAATTAACAAGTCCTGCTTGGGCAAATGGTTGCATTGCTGAAACTATCTGGAGTGCCATATCTCTACGGAAAGCTTCATTACGTGGAGCTGTAGATCCAGCCTCAACATTAAAGTCAAACTCACCAGCAATATAATCTTTATCAAAAGTTAACCATACAGGTGCATTTTCAGTACCTACTATTCTTACAGTTTGTTCACCAGTTAAATACTGTTGAGCAAGCATTATAAGATTAGAAGCACAAGCTGCTATACAATTTTCAATTTGAATAAGTTTTTCAGATACTCTAGCATTTCCAGCTTCAGCAATGATTGATGCTTCGCGGGCGGTACGAGTAGTTTCTGGAATAGATCCACGTTGATATTCAGATACACCTGATACACGGTCAATGTCTGCTTCAATTGAAGCGCTCATCTGATAGAACTCAGGTGGGTTAATGTAGGCCGGCATTGCAGCAACTACGTTACTTAAGTTCTCATTGCCTTTAACTGGCACCAATACGTTGTCATCGTCTGATGCCAAAGCCTGACGTCCAACATCATCGAATGCTGATTCACTAAATAGATACTTACGGGAGAAGCGTTTTCTATGGTTCATCATCTGTGTACGAGTTTCGTTTAATTCGTACTGCAGTGGTTCAATTGCTTCAAGTTCACCCATTGGATAAAAGAATCCAGGAATCTCATAGTTGCGCAACATAATGAATGGATGACCAAATACATATGGCATCTTTATTGGCTTGACTAAGAACTTGTCACCAGTGTCTGAGAATATGCACATCTCACCAGTATCAACATTGTAATACTCATAGATATTGCACATAGCTTCTTCTGTGTCATAGTTATAATCATAAGCATTGGTAGTTAGATAATCTATTGCTGCTGTATTAACAGCTGGTCCTACGCTTTGTCTTGCTGAATAATCATAACGTTCATCGTTCTTAACATCTTTTAATGTGCGGCGACTTTTTTGTGCAATCCAACGCAGGTCATTCATATCTGTTGCATAAGGATCTACATACATATTAAATGGGTCAACGCGCTCTAAAAATGGACGGTCTTCTCTAATTACAAATGTTGATTCAACATCACCTGTTGGTGGATTCTCCATACTTGCAGCTTCATCAGCAGTGTCTTGAATCTTATCAAGCTTTGCTTCTTCAACAAAACGATAACCAGTTTTAACCCAACCATGACCAATAATCAAATAGTCTTTTGCTGCTCTTTGAAACTCTGGTTGACAACCATAATGCTGCCACCAATAGTTAATAATTGATTCAGTTACTACAGCCTTGTCACCGTCTTCTGGTCTACGTGGATTAACATTAATCTTTGGACGACCAATAGCAATTGCAGGAGCTAGAGTATTAATAGTTGAGAATGCAACGTTAACAAGCAATCTGTCACCTACACCAGCACCACGATAATGCCTACCGCGATATAAGTTAATTAAACGTTGCCAAAGTTGAATATAATTTTGTTGTTCTAATACCTTTTGTGCTAAGTTAAGTTTCTGTCTATACTGACTTAACTTATCTGAGTTACTTTGACGTGCCATATTAACAATCCCACTTCTTTAATGCCAACGCTTTACGTGTTGGTCTTCCTTTAGAATCTTTCATTGGTCCTGGATTTCCTTCCATCCTTGCGCAAAATGATTTTCTTCTTGCTGCGGCCTTTGGTGACTTCGCTGCTTGCTTAGCGGATACTGGTGGTTTTAAGTTCATACCTTCAGCTTTTGCTGATGCACGGCCTTTAGCATTAAGTCCACCTGTAGGGCTTTTGCCTTCTTTCCTTTGCCATGCAGGAGTCTTAGCCATTATTTCTTTTTCCTTGCAGCTTTCATATTATCAATTAGATTTGGGTAAGGTCTACCTGCTGCTTTAGCAGAAGCTTTTGCTGCTGCTTTTTTAGCAGGAGATAATTTAGTTGATTTCTTTTTTGGATTAGGAGTTTCCCAAACTGGTTTTTTAGAAGCCATTACTTTTTACTCTTTTTTACTGGTACGTTGTTCGTAACTTTTTTCTTTTTCTTCTTAGGATACTTTTGCGTAGTGGTGCTGTTCATAGCATCCATATCCCTCATCTGGATGTTAGGAACTGGCATTACTTAGCGCTTGAATAGAAGCCAAAAGAAACTGTAATTATTCCATTTGCTGAAACAAAAGATGATGGGTTTGCAAAGTACACACCAAATTCTGCCAAGCCAGCAATACTGCCTCTAAAGTTTTTAGCAAATGCTGTCGGAGTTGCACCAACTACAGAATCAACTTGAGATGTTAAAGAAGAATCTTCTGCGTCATTAAGTGACCATAGTGCTGGTGAACTTTGGTTATTATTTGCGCCACCCCAGAATGAAATTGTTCCATCCCAACCTTCAGCTGATGTAATAGTTAAAGCCAATGTGTCATAGCCTGCACAATTAACTGGGGACCAGTCTGATGTTGGTGTGGCTAAAGTACTGTTGTAGGTGTATTCATATTGTAAAAACATTATTTACCTTTTTCTTTCTTTTTAGATTTGTTTGCTTCACTATTAGAAATTTTTGCTTGTGCAGCTGTTTTCTTTTTCATTTCTTTTTAATCTTTGGATAACTTTTTTTATTAGCTTTTTTTACTTTTTCTGGAACAGTAGAAGTAGTACCAGTTGGTGGGGACATGTTATCGTCTGAATCTTTTCTGTTAACTGCAGGACCCTGACCATTACCTCTGCCATTTGGTCTTGCTACAGCTGGGCCTTGTGCGGCTTTGAATGCTTCTCTCATTGTTGGTTTTGCTGAAAGTTTTTTACTGGCCATGATTATTGTTCCTTATTTGATTTTCTTGTTGGTTTTTTTAAATGCCAATTAATATGGCCATCTAGTTTGTCATCAACTTTATCTACCTTACTAGCAACCATTTTTAATAGTTCTCTAGCTTCAGCATGTTGACTAGTATTTTCTTTTCTAAGGCTTTGGACTACAACAACTAGTGGTCCACCAATAACAGCAACCACTACCGGCACTAGCCATTCCATTAGATTAATTCTTTTCTTGCTGGAATCTTTTCAATTTCACCAGCTTTAAATCTTGGGGAATTTTCCATAGCTCTTTGCTGTTCTCTTTCAGTTGGTCCATGAAAAGCTTCTTGCCCATAAGTAAAGCCTAATCGCACACCCTTAACGTGACACTTGAAGCAAAGCTGCCTCTTCAGGTCATTTTCTGAGTCAATCGGTCTTTCACAGGTTGAACACTTCATATATCTCCTATTATACTATAAAACTTTTTACATGTCTAGTAACTATTAAACTCACCAATCCAGTGACGTTCACGAGTCTTTTCTTTCTTAGTAATGGTCTTTGTAAAATAAGCTAACGTTCCAAATGCGGGATCGGTTTTGGGGGTATACTCCGGCAGCCAAACATACTTAAGCATCTGGTTAGCAATGGCTAAAGACATCACACGGTCGTCGTGTGGGGAGCCATGTGTAGCTCCATTGTCATCGCGGACAAAGGTCTTAAGTTCAGCAATAGTAAACTCACACTTAAGATCTAAAGCACCGTCTCTTAGGTTAGCATTGAGTTCGTCTATGGCTAAAGGCTTTGATAAGGTTGTTGTGCGCCAACCCAGCTTTTCGCTTGCTTCTGCGTGGCGTGTATTTAATTGACGCTGTCTATAAAGATTAATATAATTAGCTTTATTTAAAGATGTTAAAGTTGTTAAACCGTGGTTATTAGACTCAACACCTATTAAAGCTTCATTATAAAAGAAGCCTAATGCATATAATATTTCTTCGCCAAATTTGTCTGGGTCTACGTGTCCATGCCAATGGGCAACAACCTGTCCAGACTTAGCGTCAATAACATGAGCAGAAGAATAGTCACCTCTAGCTAGACCTTCAGCAACG